TGACTTCAGCTCACTTTCAGATGGTTTCATAGACTTTAGTGAGAATAACCCATTTGGTGATCCGGAGAATAGTTAATGTTTGGTACGTATTTTTACCACGAAAAAATAAGAAAATGTGTTGCAATCTTCGGTAGAATGTTTAACGACATTTATATCATTCGCAGAAATTCGTCTGGTGGAGGTGTTAGTCAGGTAAAGGTTCCTTTATCATATGCACCAAGTAGAAAATACCTCAGTAGAATTCGAGAACAAGAAGACTTGTACGATGACACAAAGGTGGCAATTAAGTTGCCTCGAATGTCATTTGAGATTACAAACTTTGCCTATGATGCGTCAAGACAGTTAACCAAGACAGCGACATTCAAGACGGCTGGTACAACAAGTTCAACAAGACAAAAATTCTTTCCTCCTGTTCCGTATACGATCAATTTTCAGTTGAATGTCTATACCAAATCACAAGATGATGCTTTACAAGTCGTAGAACAAGTATTGCCGTATTTTAATCCTCAGTATACCCTAACAATCAATCCATTTCCAGATGACTATCCTGAATTCAAGGAAGATATTCCTATTATTATTCAGGGCGTAAGCTTCTCTGACGACTTCGAAGGATCACTTGATACAAGGCGCACGATTGTTTACTCTATGGATTTTGAAATGAAAGTGAGTTTTCATGGTCCAATATATAATAGTGCAATCATTCGTAAGGCAAATGCTGACCTGTATGATCTTGGTGTTGGACCAGCTGATTCAGACGTATATCTTGAAACAATACAGGTTGTACCAAATCCATTATCTGCGATTGGATTAGCTGATTCCGACTTTGGATTTACCACTACTATAGTAGACAGTGCATAATGAAAGATGATAAAGATAATGTAAAGAGTGATTATGATTATTCAAGAGAGACATATTATGATCTCTTGGAGAAAGGTCGCGAGGCTATGGAAGACATGATTCATGTCGCGCGCGAGTCAGAGCATCCACGAGCCTATGAAGTTCTTTCAAATATGATTAAGAATTTATCTGACGTCAACGATAAATTGATGGATCTCAATAAAAAGAATAAAGAGATCACCCAACAGCCAAAGCAAGTGGAAAATCAACAGAATAATTTCTTTGTTGGATCTACTGCCGATCTCCAAAAAATGTTACAGAATGAAAACGTGATCGAACATGATTCTAAAGAATGAGTCGTATCTTGGTAACATAAACGTAAAACGAGATGGGGTCCAGGAAGAATGGACACAGGATCTTGTTCTAGAATATGCCAGGTGCATGAAAGATCCTGTTTACTTTTGTGAGAAATATGTTAAAGTGATAGCCTTAGATAAGGGTCTTGTCAACTTCAAACTCTATCCATATCAGGAAAAGATGTTTGATCATTTTAATGACAATCGGTTTAATATTGTTCTTGCTTGCCGACAGTCTGGTAAATCTATCTCTGCCTGCGCTTACCTTTTATGGTTTGCTTTGTTCAATTCTGAAAAAACAATTGCAGTAATGGCAAATAAAGGGGCGACTGCTAGAGAAATGCTCGCTCGTGTAACGCTGATGCTCGAGAATATACCATTCTTTCTTCAACCTGGTTGTAAAGCATTGAATAAGGGTTCGATTGAGTTTAGTAATAACTCGCGAATCATTGCAGCAGCTACATCTGGTTCTTCTATTCGTGGTATGTCAGTGAACCTTCTGTATTTGGATGAGTTTGCATTTGTAGAAAGGGCTGCAGAGTTCTATACATCCACCTATCCTGTTATCTCGTCTGGTAAAGATACCAAGATTATTATCACATCTACAGCAAACGGTATTGGAAATATCTTTCATAAGATATGGGAAGGTGCTGTTCAAGGAACAAATGAGTTTAAACCATTCCGTGTAGACTGGTGGGATGTGCCAGGTCGAGATGAACAATGGAAAAAGCAAACAATTGCAAACACATCTCAACTCCAGTTCGACCAAGAGTTTGGCAATACGTTTTATGGAACCGGGGATACCCTCATCAATTCAGAAACATTGATGGGTCTAAGAGCCCTGAATCCCTCCCGTATCTTAGAGAATGGTAATTTGTTTATCTACAAAGAACCAATTAAAGATCACGAATATATCATGACCGTAGACGTAAGTAAGGGTAGAGGTCAAGACTATTCTACTTTTAATTTGATCGATATTAGCGTTCGCCCGTTTGAACAGGTTGCTGTGTATCGCAATAACACTATCTCGCCTATACTCTACCCTAACATTATATATAAGTATGCAAAAGTCTACAACAACTCTTATATTGTCATCGAGTCAAATGATCAAGGTGGTGTGGTTTGTAACGGACTGTATCATGAGCTCGAGTATGAGAATATGCACGTGACATCTACTGTCAAGTCATCTGGACTTGGTATCGAAATGAATCGTAAAGTCAAGCGGCTTGGGTGTTCTGCGATCAAAGACATTCTCGAGAACAATAAAATAACTGTTCACGATGAGAATACAATTCTCGAAATCTCCACATTTGAAGCAAAGGGTCAATCGTATGAGGCCTCGGATGGCAACCATGACGACCTTATGATGAATCTGGTAATGTTTGGTTATTTTGTTTCAACCCAATTCTTTGCAGACATGACAGATATCAATCTCAAGCAAATGATGTTTGAACAGAAAATGAAAGAGATTGAAGATGACCTAGTGCCATTCGGATTTGTCGATGATGGATCTCAACACATTCAATCCATTGAAGAGGATAAATCCACCCCTTGGGCGATAGAAATGGATCCAAATTTATAAATATATAAATAATAGCGACTTGAAACTTCAACCGTATTATGATATCATATAATTAAACGAAAGGAAAAGGATATGGCACTTTTTGCACCTTCAGAATCTCCTGCGGTTGTCGTAAGGGAGATTGATTTGACTGGTGGCGTACCAAACGTCCAGTCAACTACAGGCGCATTTGTTGGTCAATTTACTGATGGCCCACCAATGCAAAGAGTACTAGTTGCTAATGAACAGGAACTAGCAGAATATTTTGGTACTCCAAACGATAGTAACGCTGTTGATTACTTAACAGCAACCCAGTTTTTAAGATATTCTGGATCGTTGTACGTAACACGAGTTGTTGATACGGATACAGCTAAGAATGCATCTGACAATAACGTCAACGCAACATATATCAGAGACAGAGATGACTTCGATAATAATGTTGTTGCCGGTAATGTATACTGGAGAACTCCAGGCACATTGGGTAACGGTGTTGTAGTAAGAGCGTTGCATGCTCGTGAAACTGCTAGTGATTCAGCATTTTCAGCTTGGCCAGTCAGCTCAAGTTTTGATGCTAAACCAGGAACTTCTCCATCTGCAACTGCTAGAAGTTCATCATTCGATGAATTCCACCTAGCTGTAGTTGATAGTGATGGATTAGTAACAGGTACTCGAGGATCGATTCTCGAGACATTCCCTAACCTCTCTGTTCTTACTGATGCTAAGAATGCTGAAGGGGTTTCTGTATATGGTCCAGCTGTTGTTAACAATACTTCAGAATACATCTATCTCAGAGATATTAGTGAATACACAAATTTTGGTAACACAACAGCTCTTAGCACTAACTATGCGATTAATAGCGATTCCGGATCAGTAAGATATGATTTAGCAGGTGGAACAGCTGGTAATAATCCTAGTACAGGGGATTACTTGTCAGGTTGGGATCTATACGAAGATAAGGATCAGGTAGAAGTTGATTTCTTAATCGCTGGTAACATGGATTCAGATCAAGAACAAACTACTGTTGTAAACGATCTGGTTGCAACTGCTCAATCTACAAGAAAGGATTGTGTAGTAGTTTCATCTGTATACACAGGTAACTTTATTTCTAACAGCGATGCAACTAAAGTAACCAGCATCACAGATGCAGTCAGTAATTGGACTAAGTCATCATACTTAATTGTTGATGGAAATGCTATTAAAGTATATGATAAGTACAATGACAAGTATCGGACAATTCCAGCTTCTTCAACTGTAGCAGGTATTATGGCCGCAACTGATTTCAACAGAGCACCTTGGTTCTCCCCAGCTGGTTCTCGTAGAGGTCAATTGTTAGGCATCACAAGTCTTGCATTCAGCCCAACTAAGGGTCAGAGAGATACTCTCTACAAGGCAGGTGTTAATCCAATTGCAAATATTCCTGGACAGGGTGCTCTTCTCTTCGGAGACAAGACATTCTTAGGAAGGCCTTCTGCGTTTGATAGAATTAATGTAAGAAGATTGTTCCTTGTCCTCGAAAGAGCAATTGGACGAGCTGCAGAGCAAGTTTTGTTTGAACTTAACGATGAGTTCACAAGAGCGGAATTTGTTAACATCGTCGAACCAGTGCTTCGCGAAGTACAAGGTCGTCGTGGTATTACGGACTTCAGAGTTGTTTGTGATGAAACAAATAACACAGCAGCTGTTATTGACCGTAATGAATTTAAAGCTGACATCTTTATCAAGCCTGCGCGTTCAATCAACTACGTGACATTGTCATTTGTAGCTGTAAGAACTGGGGTTGACTTTGAAGAAGTCGTGGGCACGGTATAAGGAGATAACAAATGGCAGTTTTAGGAGTCGATGACTTTAAGTCAAAACTGAGGGGTGGTGGCGCTCGTCCTAATCTATTTAAGGCGACGATCAACTATCCAGGATATGCAGGCGGTGATACTGAGCTGACAAGTTTCCTTTGTGAAACAGCTCAGTTACCTGGTTCTACTATGGGCACAATTGTGGTACCATTTAGAGGTCGTCAGCTAAAGATGGCTGGCGATAGAACCTTTGGACCATGGTCTGTTACAATCATCAACGATACAGACTTTGATGTACGTAATGCAATGGAACGTTGGATGAATGGTATCAATGCCCATTCGGCAAACACTGGTTTGACTTCACCCATTTTGTATGAAGCAGACTTGTTTGTGGAGCAATTGGATCGCTCTGGCGAGGCTATTAAGAAGTATACATTCAGGGGTGCATTCCCAACTGAGATTACACCAATTGATGTAAGTTATGCTTCTGTTGATGAAATTGAAAGATTCCAGGTTACTTTCGAGTACCAGTATTTCGATTCACAAGAGCCTAGCACAACAACCTAATATATAACATATGAAAAGGGACTAGGTTTTCTAGTCCCTCTTTCTACCTAAGGAATTAAAATGGCAGAAGATAGAGGCCTCAGATTATTTGGCTTTGAAATCAAGAGAGCTAAGGAAGAAGATCCTAAGAAGACTCCCTCGATCGTTCCTGCTCGTGATGATGATGGTGCAGGGTATGTTACTGCATCAGGAATGCATTATGGACAATACTTAAATATTGACGGAGATGATTCTAAAGATAATCATCAATTAATTATGCAGTATCGTGGACTTGCGATGCACCCTGAAGTTGATATGGCTGTCGAAGAGATTGTCAATGAAGCTGTAACAATTTCTAATCAAGATATGATTGTAGATGTTAATATGGATAATATTGATATCTCTGATTCCATTAAGAAACAAATTAAAGAAGAATTCGATAACATCTATGGGATGCTTGACTTTGGCGACTATGGCCATGATATATTCCGTAGATGGTATGTGGATGGTAGATTGTACCATCACCTAGTAGTAGATGAAACCAACCTTAAGCAAGGGATCAAGGAGATTCGTCCAATCGATGCATCTAAGATGCGCAAGGTTAAACAGGTTAAAACAAAAACTGATCAACAGACTGGGGCAAAACTTATTGAAAACGTAGATGAATATTTTATCTACCAAGAGAAGCCCGGTGCACAACAATCTGGTGGTGTTAAGATGACAGAAGATGCTGTCTCTTATGTAACATCAGGTTTATTGAATGAAGATCGTAAGAAGATTGTTTCGTATCTGCATAAGGCTATGAAGCCAATCAATCAATTGAGGATGATGGAAGACTCTCTTGTCATCTATCGTCTGGCCCGAGCTCCTGAACGTCGTATCTTTTATATCGACGTTGGTAACTTACCTCGTGGTAAGGCCGAGCAATATATGAAAGACATCATGGCGAGATATAGAAATAAGCTCGTCTATGATGCTAAGACAGGTCAGATTAGAGACGACAGAAAACATCAATCACTATTAGAAGACTTCTGGTTACCCCGCAGAGAAGGTGGTCGTGGTACAGAAATCTCGACTCTACCTGGTGGAGAAAACTTAGGGCAGATTGACGATATTGTTTACTTCCAAAAGAAAATGTATCGTGCATTGAATGTACCCATCAATAGACTCGAACAAGAAGCTCAGTTTTCGTTGGGTCGTTCATCAGAGATTACAAGAGACGAATTAAAGTTTCAGAAATTTATTGATAGACTTCGTCGTCGGTTCTCACACCTGTTCCTCAATATTCTTAAAAAGCAATTGATCCTCAAAGGAATCATTACAGAAGAAGATTGGAACGGATGGAAGTCAGATTTGGTAATTGAGTTCTCCAAAGACAATCACTTTGCTGAACTCAAAGACGCAGAAATTCTCAGAGAAAAATTACAGTCATTGGATCAGATTCAGAACTATGTCGGTGAATTTTTCTCGAAGGAATGGGTAATGAAGAATGTATTACATTTCAATGATGATGATATTGAAAGAATGCAAGATCAAATGAATGGTGAAGGTGAACAAGCACCCGAAGGAGAAGACAATGAGTGAACATAACACAGAAGATTTGGTACAATCTATTTTCGATCAGAACTATACAGCCGCAACAGAGATCTTTAATGACATGGTTGGACAAAAGATGCAAGATGCATTAGAGCAAGAGAAGATTGCCGTTGCTGGTCAGATCTATAATGGTGAAGATCCAGAAGAAGATGATGATTTAGAATTTGACGAAGAAGATTTGGAATTGGATGACGACGAGTTAGACGAAGAGTAATCACAATGCCAAGTAAAGCCCTGT